GCTTGTCGGAAAGGATATTGCAAGTAATGTTATGTGGGCCGGTATCGGTGGTGCGGTATCTGGTGGTGTTATGGGTTCCGTTTCCAGTGGTGCAAATTACGCAGGAAATGCAAGCCTGGGAAGTGTTATCCGGGGCAACAACAACGTAAGCGACCTTAGAGATATTACATCCGGACTTAACAATGATGCGTATGCAAAGTACCTGGAACTGATTGATAATGAAAAAATCAGCAATGCAAGATTAGGTGGACTGTATGGCAAGGTTTCTGAGGAAGTAGACACCAACTACCAGGCAGAAGAAAAAAATGCAGTACTGCATACTATCGCAAACCGTGCGAATGAGTTTGGCGAAGGCAAGAACGCCGGCATTATTGCATCCGCAATCCAGAAGAATTTGAACAATCAGCGTTTATCTTCTGAGGAAAGAACAGCTTTAGAGTCCGACACTGGCAAAGCTATCATGCAGGAAATTGAGCGTGGGGAAATTACCGTGGAGCGTTCCGGTTCCTATAAGACTGCCTACGATACCAAAACAAAAATGCAGTCCGTGCTTACTACTCCAAAGTCGGAAGAGACAGCAAGGGTGCAGAAACGTGTTGCTGAATTGAACACCGGTGCAGAAACCGTAGATAACGAGTCTGGACAGAAGATTGAAATTGAGGGTATGGGCAAGGACGAAGAAGGAAATACCGTGCTGCAGACAAGCGAGGGCGAAAGACTTCTTTCCGATGTTACTCTTTCGAATCATGTTGCAGAAGTTGTTGCCATGGCAGAAGGCATGGACGATACAAAGGCTGACACTTTCGTTTCCTTATATAAAGAAGGAATGGACGTGGAAGAGTATAAGACTTCCTTTGAACTTGCATTTTCCTACGGACAGAACGGATTCGGTGCTGAGAACGTATTGAAAAACAAGGGTATTCTGACTGAGGAACAGGCTGCCAGTGCCTATGAAACCGGTATGCGCTTTGCAACCGAAGCAAGACAGAAGCAGATTGATGAAGTGACTGCAAAGCATTTCTCCGGTGTTACTCCGGGAACATTCGATGATTCCGCAGTTGATTACGGTAAAATCAATACACAGCAGAAGGCAGCTATTGACTTCTCAAGAATGTTATCGAAGGCAACCGGTGTTAATATTGTATTCTTCCAGTCCGAAGCAGACGATAACGGACACCGTACCGCAGAGAACGGAAGATTTGACCGCAGTACAAATACCGTATATCTTGATGTGTATGCCGGCGTGACAGAGAATATTGCGAAGGATTCCATTCTTCCTACCCTTTCCCATGAAACTACTCACTGGATGAAGGATAAGGCACCGGAAGCATACAAAAAGCTTTCCGGCGTTGTAATGGATGTTCTTTCGAAAGAGTACGGCGTTTCTCCGGTGGACTTGGTTCATGCTGAAATGAAGCGTTACAAGGATGCCTACGGCAAAGAAGTGTCTGAGGAATATGCCCAGGACGAATTGATTGCGAGAGCAAGTGAAGATATGCTTTCCGGAAACCGCAACGTGCAGGAGATTATTTCCCAGATGGACGAAAAGACAGCAAAGACATTCAGCGAGAGATTGAAGGTAGCCTTTGAGAAAATCAAAGAATGGCTTGCGGACCTGCTCAGTAACTATAAGTCCAACAGTGAGGAAGCGAAGATTGTCCGTAAGTATGCTGATAAAGTAAATGAGTTGCAGGAAGCATGGGACGATGCTTTTGACAAGGCAATAAAAGCGAACCAGGTAATGCAGACTTCCCAGGAAGCGGAGCAGAAGGCAGCATCCGACCGGGTGCAGTATTCCGAAAGGGAAACAATCGGTGGTGGACTTCTTTCTAAAAGTGAGTTTGCCCAGTTCTATGAAAAACTGTCTGACAAGAAGAATGGCACTAAATTTCCGAGGGACAGAGAAGGCAATTTTATATTTACCATTGGCAACAAACTGGTGTATAATAATGGTAGATATGTTAGTCCGAAGATTAGTAAAATCGTAACGGTTAATGTGGCAGAGGACAGTGATTCTGAAATCACTTATACTTCTTTTGTGCAGGAGGATATTATTAGATATGAAACAGACAGACATTTTGAAGGAACAAGCTTTGAAGAATTTTCAGAGTATGAACAACGTGCTTTCTATAAAGGTTTTGGTAGAGAAGTCCATATCGAATCAAACTATGGATATGATTCTGGAAGGAATGCCGGAAATGGATTGGGAAGCAAAAAGCAAGTACGCAGTAATCTTAGAATCAATTTTGAAAACGAGCAATACGGAAGCGGAAGTGATTCAGAGAGCAGAGGAAGCGAGAGCGAATCTGTAGTACAATATTCTGACCGTATCAAGCCAGAGATGGATTTGGCAGAGACCATAGAACAGACAAAAGGAATGATAGCAGTGCATAACCTTTCCGAAGAAAAGCTGCTTAAAACTTTCAGTCTTGGTGCTTTTCCAATGCCTAGTATTGCTATCACAAAGGCATCCATCGGACACAAGGGATTCGGTGACATTTCCCTGCTTTTTAGAAAAGATACGATTGACCCTAGATTATTCAGAAGCAACAAGGTGTATTCCGGTGACGCATGGACTCCGACATATCCTACGGTTTCGTATAAAGTGAATGAGAAAGTCGAAAAGAAAGTCAGAGACAAGTATTATGAACTATCAAGAAAATTCGGTGATAGTGATACAAGGGCAATGTACAAATACGGTGAGAACTTGGAAGATACTCTAAACCGTGAACGTGGCGAGAAAGCTATGCTTGAGTACTTGTACGAAGATACTGGCATGATGCAGATATATTTGCAGGACACTGGTCGTGAGAGAATTCAGCCTATTGAAGTTGAAACACGTACAGAAATCACGGAAGCGGAAGCAAAAATGCACAGATTCTTCATCGATGCTTTAGGTGCTGATATTATTGCTGAGTATGAGACACCGCAAGGGATGTCACCAATGACACACAGAAAGGCATATCTTGAAAAATATCAGACAGAAATCAAAGAAGCATATAAGCGGATGCTTGCGGAACAATTTGGTTTTACAGAGGATGAGACAGAAAACGCAACGGCTAACCTTAGCAGGCAGGAAATAGTAACAGCAGTTAGAGGTGCTTATCTATATTCGAAGAATAATGGTGTTTCGGTTAAGGTGGAAACAGATACCAATGCCACAAACGAAGCAATCAGAAAGGCATCTGCTGACGGATATAAGGAATGGATTAATAATCTTTTCAAGGGTGTAGAGGAAAAGACAGGTATCAGAAATAACAAGGATATGTTCACACCTAGCGGTAATCGTAGAAGTTGGGAAGCTCTGCATTATGAGGAAACCTTGGAGAACGTAATCAAGGCAATGAAGGAAGAAGGCGAGAAAGGCATTGGATTAGGGAATGTCGCAAACAACATCTTCGGAGCATCTACTACGGAGTTTGATTCCATTGATTCTATCAGAGAAGCAGGAAAGGGCATCAGAAAAGTGTCGCAGGAAGAATTCGCTGAGATGAAGCATGGTTTTATGGACAGATTTTTCAATCTTGCGAACAGCCTTACTATTCATGATACTTTCCTTTCCAGAGATGGTGCAGGTCAAGTCTTGGTTGAAGCTGTAGCAAAGTACAATACAAGAGCAGGCATTGCCAATTATCTCAAGAAAGAACTGAAAGGATGGGCGAAGTATTCTGAGCAGGCAGTAGATGAGTTAATTGCACTTGTGAATGATATCCGCAATATGCCTGTAAGTTACTTTGAAGCAAAACCACTTCGTGCGGTAGGATTTGATGAAGTCGCATATGCTGTTATTCCGGACAATGCCAGTGCAAAGATAAAAGAAGAATTATCAAAGTATGGAATCCCTATGAAAGAGTATGCAGCAGGTGATGAAGATGCCAGAGTGGAAGCTGTAAACAGTATTGAGGATGTGCAGTTCTCCGAACGTGATTCCAACGGAAACGGACTTACCAGAGAGCAGATTGAGTATTTCAAGAATAGCAAAGTCCGTGATGCGGAAGGAAACTTGCTTGTTATGTACCACGGCACACCGAACCAGGGATTTACTGTATTCAGAACAGGCAGCTACTTTACAAATGACCTGGAATATGCTGAACTCTACAAAGCGCAGGGAACGAAGAGAACGGCTGAAAAGCCAGGGGTATATACTGTATACCTTAACATTAAAAAACCTTTCGATTTGACAGATAGTGCAGCAAAGAATGCATACAAGGACTTTATCAAGGAAGGACTGAGTACCTATATCAATCCGAGTACACCGGATGCGGAAATCAATCGTATTATTGCAGATAATGACCTCGACTGGAACGAAGCGGACGATCTGACGGAGTTCTTGCAGGATAACGATTACGATTATGACGGAATCAAGTTCAAGGAACGAGAGGGCATTTATTCCTACATGACTTTCTCTGAAAATCAGATTAAGGAAGTGTCCAATACCACACCGACAGAGGATGAAGATATTCGTTACTCTGACAGAGACAGCGAAGGCAATGGCTTGACAAAAGAACAGATTGAGTTCTTTAAAAATAGTAAAGTGCGTGATGAAAACGGCAGTTTGAAACCGGTTTATCATGGTTCACCGTCAATGGCATTCACTGAATTTAATGTAGAGAATGGTGTGTGGCTTTCTGACACACAATCTTATGCAGAAGTGTATGCCGGCAACTGGCATAGTTGGCGAGATGATTATGACGATGCACCGACTAGATCGGATATAAACGGACTTGAAAAAGATGTATACGCCGATGAAGATTTGCGAGTGTACAAACTTTATGCGGATATTCGCAATCCTTTTGATATTGGAGAAATAAACGGCACTCTTTCAGAAGGTAAAGTCGATGAATTGGCAACTGCATTGGGAAAAGAAGTAGTTAAGCAGGCCGGTGACAATAAAGAAGGCGCAACGGTTGCAAGAGAAGTACGAAGCCTGGCAAAAAAATATATAGGTGAAAAAGCGTACACGTTTACTAGAGCAAAAGAATTTATAGACTATGTAAAGAAAATAGGCTATGACGGTTTCAAGGCTACAGAAGGTGGAAGAAACACATATTGTGCCTTTAATTCAGCAGACCAAGTAAAACTTGTGAGTAATCAGACACCTACTTCAAATTTGGATATCCGATACTCCGAGCGTAACACCGAAAGCATCTACGATGCAGTGGGCGAACTGAAACGGCTGCAGAAGGAAAATGAGAAGCTGAAAAAGGACGTGGAACGACTCAGACAGCGGAACAGACTGGAACGTACCGTTACTGGTGGGACCGTGCTGAATGAGAACCAGATCGCAAGCGTTGCAGCTTACATTCTCAATAATGCAGACAGCACATACAGTAAGGAACAACTTACGGAAGAGTTGAAGGATATCTATAAATACCTGCAGAGTGACGATGTTACCTGGGATATTCTCATGTTGAAAGCCACCGATGCAGCACAGCGTATCGTTGCTGAGAAGAGAGAGCGTACCATACCAAACGATTACGCAAAGGAAATTCTGTATACTCTCCGTAACACTAAGGTTTCTCTGAATGAGACACAGAAGGCAGAAGCAAAGTATGCCTACGGCAAGGACTGGTACAAGATGTACTTCGGCCGTGTGCTTGTCACAAACGATGGTATTCCATTGGATTCCATGTGGCAGGAATGGGCGCAGATGTACCCGGATGTATTCGATGCAGATATGTCGGATGCAGATATGGCAACGGAAGTGCTTAATGCCTACGATGCAGTAAAGGCTTCCTCTGAAATCGTGGAAGCATACGACCGGGCAGAGATGGAACGTGAGATTGCAGTTGAGATTTACAATCAGTTCTGGAATGTTTCTCCGGTTCGTACACTGGCTGATAAGTACGAAAGGGAAATTGCGAATCTCAAGCATGAGAAGAACAAGGCCCTTTACGAAAAGAAACTTGCTGCTGCTCAGAAGTACGACCGGGCTATAAAGCAGTTGAAGTATGAGCATCGTGTGGAAATGAAGGATATGAAGGCTCAGTACAATCAGAGAAAGACAGAAGCGGTATATCAGACGAAGGAACGTTATCAGAAAACCATTAAGGAAATGAGAACGAAACGTGCCGAGGAAATTCGTCAGATTAAGGAAAAGAGCAAGGAATACAACCAGGCATACCGTGACCGTCTTATGAGAAAGGCTGAGATTGACAAGATTACCAACAAGGCATTGAAGCTGAATACCTGGCTTGTGAAGAACTCCAAGGAAGCCCATGTGCCGGAGATTTTGAAGAAGCCGGTGGCAGCAGTGCTGAAATCCCTTAACTTCTCTTCTGAAAGATTGCTAGGTATGCGTGGTGGAGAACAGGCCGGCACACCTACAAACAAGGATATTTCTCTTAGCAAGGCTTTTGAGGACCTGGCAACTATGGTAGCGAATATCAATGAAGCACAGGTGAGTGACAAGGATATCACGGAAATGTACGGCTATATTGACCTGCCGGCAGACTTTGTGGACTTTGTGAGAACGGCAAGTGCTGATATTAACAATCTGCTCCGGACGGTTGGAGATAATGAATATATCCTCAATGAAATGAGTCTGGATCAGTTAAAAGATTTGAATAAAATCATTAGTACACTTTCTCATTCTGTTACTCAGTTGGACAAGGCACTTGCAGCAAGCCACGGAAAGAGCATTGCTAATCTTGCACAGGAAACCATGCAGTATACGGAGAGTGTTGGTAAGCATAAGAAGCACAACAAGGTTACGGAGTGGGCAGATAATTTCCTTAACTTTGATAATGCGTTACCGTACTATGCTTTCAAGATGTTTGGTGATGGCGGTCAGCGTATCTTTGAAGCATTCCAGGATGGATGGGATAAGTTCGCTTTCAACGTGAAGCGTATCATGGACTACTCCGACAAGACTTACAGTGCAAAGGAAGTCAAGGAATGGTCCAAGGAAATCCACGAGTTTGATGTACTGAATGGCAAAGAGACGGTACATGTTAAAATGACTACGGCGCAGATTATGTCTCTGTATTGCTTACAGAAACGTGAGCAGGCCAAGGGGCATCTGATTGGTGGCGGTATTCGTGTAGCAGACTTCAACGATGGCAAGGGCAATGTGTCACAGCCGGACGGTGCAACGCTGCAGGAAAATGACATCAACAGAATTACCGCAACACTTACGGACAGACAGCTTGATGTTGCGAACCGGTTGCAGGAATTTATGAATACGGTATGTGCTGATTGGGGCAATGATGTTTCGATGGTCCGCTTTGGTTATAAAGCCTTCGGAGAACCGAATTATTTCCCTATTACATCCGATTCCAACAACCTGCTCCAGGACGATGCAAAGGAGAAGCAGAACTCATTGTTCCGACTTCTGAATATGTCCTTCACAAAGGGTACGATTAAGAACGCAAATAACAGAGTTGTTATTGACAATATCTTTGATGTGTTCGCAAGCCATACATCAGATATGGCGAAGTACAATGCCCTGGCATTGCCGGTACTTGATGCTTTCAAGTGGTACAACTACAAGGAGAAAATCAAAGTCAATCCGGCAAACAAGGACGATAAGCGTTTTATTACCAAGGGTGTAAAGCAGTATATTGAAAATGCCTACGGTGCCGGTGCAAAGAGTTATATCGTGCAGTTCCTCCGGGATATCAACGGAGCAGAAAGTGGCGGTATTACAAGCGGTGAGAGACTGGCTAAGAAGATGATGTCCAACTACAAGACAGCATCGGTGGGTGCAAACCTCAGAGTTGCTATCCTGCAGCCTACGGCATACATCAGAGCATCCGTTGTTTTGGATCCGAAGTATCTCAGCAAGGCAATGTTAAAGAAGCCACAGATTGAAAAAGCAAAGGAAACCTGTGGTATTGCATTGTGGAAGTCCATGGGATTCTACGACACGAATATTTCTAAGGGTGTAGCGGAGCAGATTAAGCATGATGATTCCTGGTACGATAAGACTAAGGAATATTCCATGAAACTTGCGGAAATTGGGGATTCTATGACATGGGGTTATCTCTACAATGCGTGTGAAGCAGAAGTTTCCGAGAAGCAGCCGGGACTTACCGGTAAGGCAAAGGAAGAAGCTATTGCAAAGCGACTCCGTGAGGTTATCTACGCTACGCAGGTAGTGGACAGCACCATGACGAGAACGCAGATGATGCGTAACCGTTCCTCACTGAACCAGATGCTTACATCCTTTATGTCCGAACCGATGGTTTCCTACAATGTGCTGCATGACTGCTACATTCAGTATGAAGCAGACAAGCGCAGAACCGGAAGCAAGGGAACCGCACTCAAGCGAAACGGAAAGAAAATCAGCCGTGCAATGTTAGCATATACTCTTACCACTTTTGCATCTGCTCTGGCAGGCGCACTCCCGGACACACTGAGGGATGATGAAGAGGAAGAAGATTTTGCAACACTCTTTATGCAGAATGCAGTTGAAAACGCTATGTCGGATGCACTGGGTATGATTCCATTGCTCAAGGATGTTTTCTCTGTGATGCAGGGCTATAGTGCAACACGTATGGACCAACAGTATATCGCAAGTACCTGGTCCGCATGGAACAATATCGTAAAGGCTGTGGAGAATGGAGAAGTTACCTACAAGACGGTTTACTCCGTAATGAAGGCAATCTCTCAGATTACCGGTATTCCACTTAGTAACCTCATGCGTGATGGTGTTGCTATCTGGAATAATACGATAGGCGAGAACTACGACAGCGTAAAAGAAAAATAATGATAAGCAGGGGTTAGAGATAACTCCTGCTTTTTATTTATACTGAAAACAGGAAAAATCACGGAAAGGAGTAAACCATGAACAAGATTAACTATAGAATCACACTGGATGCTCACAAAAGCGGTGTGCAGAAAACATTGCATGGCTTTTTTGCAGGGGATGTACTTTCCAGAAGAATTGCAATTTCTCTGGTAGGTGGCAGCACTCCATGCGAGTACGGAGAGAACACGGCTGCTGTGATGTATGTCACGAAGCCAAACGGCGTTACAAACTACAATGCGTGTACCGTAGAAGAAAATACGATCTTCTATGATGTATTGCAGACGGATATTGATGCTGCCGGTATTGTTACCATGCAGTTCAAGGTTATGTCCGGGGAAGCAGTTCTGTATGCACCGGAGTTTGCAGTAGAAGTCCAGGATTCAAAGAACAGTGATACCCAGGCCACGACTACACCTACTTACACTGCCCTGGAAGAAGCACTGGTAAAAGCAGAGACAGCATACAATGAACGTTTAGTATCTGTTGATATCGAGGAAGATTTGACTTTTGTTGCTGTCTATGCAGACGGAACGGAGCAGACATCCGATGCCTTTAAAAAGGCTTTTGCTGAATTATCGAAAGCAGCCGTTGCAGAACAGGGACGAGTGGCAGCAGAGCAGGGGCGAGTAGTAGCGGAACAGCAGAGAGTCCAGGCAGAGAGAGAAAGAGTTGCAGAATATACCTCTTTGAAGAACAGCATTGCGGATTCCGCAGAGAAAACCATTACACTGCAGGACGATGTGCAGGAATTGGTAGACCATGTGTTATCGGCAGCAGATGGAACGGCAGGGGAAATCGAAGCACCGAAGCTGAATGCTGACACATTGCAAGGGCATTCAGCAGATCATTTCGCTTCGAAGGAGTATGTTGCTGATGCAATTAAAGCCCTGGGAGGTGGCACCGGCATAGACTTAGTTGACTACGCAACGGAAAAGTATGTTGACGATGCAGTAGGAAACATTTCTGATGTCTTAGATGCTATTAACAGAACGGTGGTGTAAACATGGGAACAATCGCAGATAAGTTAAGTTATTTGAATAATGCCGTGGATGATATTCAGCAGGCCATTATTGAGAAGGGCGTTGCGGTGGATTCCTCAGTTCCGCTTGCAGATTACGGAGCGAAAATCCGTGAAATAGAAACCGGTGGTGGTGATGGGTGGTTTGGTGACTACCGTTCGATTGATACCGCTGATTTTGCTATAACAGAGGATGATGTCGTTGCAGCAGACGTTGCGGATATCAGCGACACAATTAGTTTTACAGAAAAAAAATATACAGAATTATAGAAAGGGGATGAAAATATGTCGGTTGTAAGAAATTCATTTAATCATACAATGAGCAGCACTGCCTTGATAACTCATGTTATTACCGGTCTGAATACTGCAACTTCTAGTACGAATATTTCTGTTTTCAGTGCAGAAGCATCTTTGTATTTTGCGAAGGCTATTCATCAGACGTTACTGGATGCAGGTTATGAGGACGCAACACTGGACGAAACCACGTATGCTGTTACAGTATTAGGTTTTACGTTCTATCCTATTGTGCGTTCTTCTGCAGGTTCGTGGGCTTTGGCTTGTCCATACATTTATACACAGCATCAGATAAGTAACGAGTCGATGTTGACTGGTATTACCGGTTCTGCAGGTGCATTAAACGCAAGCGGTAGTTCTGACTTATCATTTAACATCATCGTTCGTGGTGACGGAGAAAATGTTGTTGCAATTACTTTGGGAAGTTACGCATCCCCGGATACAGAGACACCGTTGCTGTTTGTAGCAAAAGCAAAGAATCTGTTCACTTCGGAAGATGCTTTCATGTTTGAAGGCCAACCGGTTTCTTTGGGTAGCACGATTTATCTCAGAAATAAAAATACACCGTATGTTTGCTATGACAGTGTTGTTGGGTCTGATTGTAATACTTATTATGCAAAAGCCGGTCTCACTACATCTTCAAAAATGATTTGTATGCCGGTATTTGCTCATTACGGATCGTTCCTTGTAAAAGGAGTCTTGCAGTGCGACTCTGTTAATTTTACGAGGGGAAAATATTATCAGATAGGATCCGATAAGTATTATGCTTTAGGCCAATCTGGTTATTTACTCATGAAGGTAAGTTAAGGAAGGGGCGAAAGTATGATTGATGAATACAGAAGAGGGATTCCAACGTATAAAGGCGAAAACGGTCAGACGGTTGGAATGCTTTGCGAAACAAAGGAACAGTGCATTACAGATGATGATGGTGTGAGTTTGCCGGATAAATTGGAAGGGCTGAAAAAGTATACGGACGATGCGTATGCCAATTCTAACCTTTACACCGACACGAAGATTGGCGAACTTATCAACGGTGCGCCGACTACTCTCGATACGCTGAAAGAAATCGCAGATGCAATGGAAGATAATGCAGATGTTGTGGAAGCGTTGGATAAAGCCGTGGGCAGCAAGGTGGACCAGGCAGAATATGACGGTCACGCAGATAATGGCACAATTCACATCACTGCGGAAGAGAGAACAAAGTGGAATAACAATTCCGGTGGAGACGGTGGCAATGCTGACACGGTAGATGGTTATCATGCGAGTGAGTTTGCGTTAGCAAGTCAGTTGACTTTTAAATCAATGCCAACTGGAACAAATTTGAATGATTGTACAGAACAAGGATTTTACTATTTTGATGCACACGCCTACAACTACCCTAATACACCTAACAGTGATGCACATAACGGTTTAATGATTGTATATAAACATTCAGCAGATAGAATTGAACAACTTTACTATTCGATAAATGCCGAAAGAATGTATACGAGAAATATCATAGGTTCTGCAACATCAAACTGGAAAGAAATTGCCACCACCGCAGACCTTGAAAATTACTTCAAGAATACGGGTGGTAATGTTTACGGAAATATAAACATTCTTGCTGGCGGTGCAGAAGAAAAAGCGTTAAGAATTGCTAACGCAAACGGAATAATGGATTTACTTGTTAGTGCTGACGGTTCAATGGGCTTGATTGACAGAAACGATCAATGGATACTCCGCAAAGGAGCTGGAGCAAGCCCTATTTTGTATGGTACGGCAGAGGGAAATTTACCGCTTAATAGTACTGGTACATTAAAAAGACTCGATAATGAAGCTATGGGTGGTAGACTTTCTTTAGAAAAAGGTGCTACAATGACCGACCTACAAGGAAATGTTGCTGTTGACGTTTACCTTAATCAATTAAGAATTGTGGAAGTCGGTGGCAATATAAGGGGTGCATATATAGACCTTACGAAATGCGGTAACGCTGTTACATCAGAAATCCACCACGACGGCAACTCCGCAAAGTGCGTAGTAGTAGACACCGATCCAGGAGTAGGCGCATCCGTTTCCTATGCAGACGGTACGCTTATCTTCGTGAAAGAGTAGGTGGTGCTATGATTCGTGATGTAGCAAGCGGAAAGACCGGTGGCATCGGTCCAGTCCGATATGTAGAAAGCGGAAAGACAGTAAACATCCCGGTTGGTTATGTTGTGGAGGGTGGAAAGACAGTACTGGTATACGGAGAAACTTCCGGTGGGCATACACCTACTGGAAATCCGGCATACCTTTACAATAGAGGTATGATGTCCAGTTTCATTGGTGGCTTTTCTTACGAGGGTAATTCACAAATTACAGTCACAGAGGAAGCAGACCACTTTGCAATTAGATGTCCTGCCGGTGTGGCTTTAAGCGGAACCATTAACAGTAAGCATTTAATGGACTTGAGTGCCTACAGCACATTGTATGTGGAATATGAGTATGTAAACGGAAGCACCGGCGCAACTATCACAAGTGCAGGTGATGTTTACTACATGAGAGCAGTTGACGTAGAAGGAGCCGGAAGCAATGTTTTGCTCACGCTTGCTAATACTTCTGCTTCTGTTGGAAAATTGGCTGCTTCACAACGAGTCCAGTTCATGCCGGGATTTGGTGCTGTAATGTCTGCTGAGTACGATGTGATTCTTAAAATATACTCACTAAGGGTAGAAAAATAAATCTGAATAATGTAAGGAGGTAGCCTATGGAAACATATGCAAGAGGAATACCGACTTACAAAGGAGAAAACGGACAGACGATAGGTCTGCTGTGTGAGACAAAAGAAATATGCATTACAGATGATGATGGAGTCCGGTTATCGGACAAACTGGCAAATATGCAACATCAGATTGGCGAGGGACCGGACACATCCGGTTTCGCAACGGAAGAGTTCGTCAACAATGCAGTTTCCGGGTTGGCATCTACTCAGTATGTAGATAATGCGGTAAGCAATGCAAGCGGAGGGGATGCTGATACCCTGGAAGGGCATAATGCATCTTATTTTGCAACGGCAGACAGCGTAACGGACATTGTCAATGGAACAATCCAAGTGGGCAGGACGATGATTGCCGACAGAGCGATTACGGCAGATGTCGCCACCAGTGCGACTCAAGCAACCACAGATGGCAACGGAAACAATATTGCTGCTACTTACTTACCAAAAAGTGTAGTGATAATAACAAACATTGATCCGGGAGTAGGTGCATATGTTTCATACCCAAACGGCACACTTCTTTTTGTGAAAGGAGCGTGACAGTATGCCTATTCGTGATGTAACAAGTGGTGTAACCGGCGGTATCGGTCCGATCCGGTATGTAGAAAATGGAGTGACAGTAAACATTCCTATTGCCTATGTAGTAGAAAACGGTGTAACTGCCTTGGTGTATCAAGAGGAAGTTGAAGAGAAGGTTTATACACCACCTTCCCAAGATACATATTATCTTTACAACAGAGGTACGATGTCTGAGGTTCTTGGTGGTTTTACAAGCGAGAATGCGTCGTTTACCTACGCAGAAGAATCAGGGTATTTGTCGCTTACCTGCCCAAAAGGTGTAGTTTTAAGTGGGAAGCTTGTTTGTAATCACATCATGAATCTATCTGCATACAAGTGGTTGCGTGTTGAGTATGAGTATATATCGGCAAGCACCGGAACTTTACCTACAGGACTTACAGATATATATACGATAATGGTAAGAGATTCTGGCGATACGGATGGATATTATAATAGTTTTGGCTTGTACGCAGAACCTACCGGAGTTAAACGTGAAAGTGGATTATGGGAAGATACGTATATATATTTCCAACAGTCCTGGAATAGGGAAATGTCCACTACAGAAGATGTGATAATGAGGATTTACTCTATTTATATATCAAAGGAATAAAGAAAACAGACAAAAGAGGGGGTGCGTTAAATGACAACAGAAGAAATTGCAGCAAACATTGCAAGTCACGAACAGAAGATTAAGGGCCTGGAACACCGTGTTAAGGACATGGAACCATTTGTGGAGCAGATTTATAGGCTTACCACAAACGTTGAGTTACTGGCCCAATCAATCAAGACAATGGCAGAGGTACAGAAAACACAGGGGGACGAGATTAGCAAATTGAAGTCCGAACCTGCAGAACAGTGGAAGTATGCGAAGAAAACTATCATCAGTACAATTATCGGTACTGTTGTAGGCGCATTGATAGCCGGTGCATTCGCATTTATTTCCGCAGGATTATAGAAAGGGGGTATTTATTATGGTAAAGAAATGGTTTAAAGCAGCAGGAATCAGAGCAGTCAAGACTATGGCGCAGACAGCATTGTCCTTAATCAGCGTAGGAGCAGTGATGTCCGACATTAACTGGGCTGTGGTTGGCAGTGCATCCTTAGTGGCCGGAATTTATTCCATGCTTACAAGCATTGCAGGCTTACCGGAATTAAAGGAGAGTGGTGTATAATGAAATTCACAAACAGTTCTTTAGTTGATTACACAAAGATTTCTCCAAACAAAACAGTGAATAGAAATCACAAAATTGATACAATCACAATTCATTGTGTTGTGGGCCAATGTACAGTGGAAAGTTTAGGAGAAGTATTTGCTCCAACTTCACGAAAAGCATCTTCCAATTATGGCATTGGTAAAGATGGAAGAATTGGAATGTATGTTGAAGAAAAGGATAGAAGTTGGTGTTCTTCCAATGCAGCAAACGACCACAGAGCGATCACCATTGAGGTTGCTAGTGATACAAAACCTCCGTATAGAGTGAATGGTGCTGCTTATGAAGCATTGATTAACTTATTAGTGGACATCTGCAAGAGAAATGACATTAAGGAATTAAAGTGGAAAGCTGATAAGTCTTTGATAGGTCAAGTGGATAAGCAGAACATGACTGTTCATAGATGGTTTGCGAATAAGTCATGCCCAGGCGAGTACTTGTATGAACGTCACGGAGATATTGCAGAAGCAGTAAACAGACGTTTAAAAGAACCAGAGAAGAAAACCATTTACAGAGTTCAAGTTGGAGCGTATAGCGTGAAGGCTAATGCCGAAGCAATGCAGACGAAGTTGAAGAAAGCCGGCTTTGATGCTATTATCGTGAAAGCTGAATAAAGAAATAGGCAGATGGTTTTCCACCTGCCTATTGTATTGCAATCTTCCAATATTTTGATATAATGAGATTGCATAAGGGAATATTCCCATGGGTATCATTAACGTGCGCATGAGATAGTACGTCAAAGATACCCATGGGGAAAAGCCAATAAATAAGCCGTTTCTGAAACAGCTAAAATTTTAATTCAATATTGATTTCCGGTGTTGGCTGCGTCCAACCACGGCTATTTGCACCTTCTACTTGCATTGAGACTCTTTCGGAATGTGGTATCTTGAATGTGATACGTTTGACACATTTCTTTAAAAGTTTGTTTTTCTCGGCAGCAGATACTTCGCTATCACGAAGCGCATCAACGGCCTGGTGGAAGGAAACGATTTTTTCCTTGTAGTCGATTCCTCTTGAATCAATTTGTTTTTCATTCTGTAAGGACAAGGTTACTTCTTCTTTTTCTCTGGTAATCTTGTCTTTCAGTTTGTCAAAAATATCTCTTGGCATTGCTTCTTCGGTGTACTTTTCCCACAATGAAATTTCTTTTCTTTCGATGTCTGCAAGGCGGTTCTGCAACAACGCAATAGCCTGTTCCTTGCGTTTTTTATCTTCGCCAGTATTTTCCCTTAACTCAACTTCAAAGTTCGGTATTTGGGCTTCCAGGGTGTCTGCAACGGCACTCCATACTCTTGATGCGATAATGGAACCTGCACGGTGAACTTCTTTGCGCCTGCACTGATAGCGTGCTTGAGTGATTCCGTCATTGTATGTACGGTATGTTAATGCGTAGCCGCACTCTTCACAGAATATCAAAGAAGCCAGTGGATTTGAAAGAATCTTATTACTCTTTACCTTTGCTTGCTTTCCATTATTTTTTTGACAACGGTTGAATAATTCTTCGGAAATTAGTGGTTCGTGTTTCCCATCTGCTAATACATAGTCACCAGTAATTTTTCGTGTCTGTCTGACTGTAAAATCTTCTACGACATGGATTGTTTTGTTGTAGCCATATTTTACCTTGCCTAGATAAACTTCGTTCCTTAACATACTGAGTATGGACGTTCTGGACCATAACTCATTTGATCTTGGCTTGATTCCCATGCGGTTCAGTTCTGCAGCAATCGTTGCTCTGCCCAGATCCCGGTTGCCATACATATCAAATATCATGCGTACAACTTCTGCTTCCTGCTCGTTAATTGTAAGAGTAGGGCATTTTTTTCTTCCATCGTATACGATTGTTTTGTTATATCCGTAAGGTGGAACACTGCCGATAAAGTTACCATCTTTGCAGGACTGTACTTTTCCTCTTTTTAATATCTTCTTTGTGTATTCCAGGTATTCATTACCACGTTTAAGTTCTCTTTCGAAACCGTCCCGGTCGTACTCATTAGTGATGTCGTAAATCTTCATAGGCGTGATAACGTGAGTGTCAGTATAACGAAGCAGCTTTATCAGTTTTCCGCAGTCCTCTAAGTCTCCACGACTGAGTCGCTGCGGTTCCACAACAAGCACGGCCTTTATCTTTGGAGATTCGATAAGTTTTAAAAGCTTCATCATTTCCGGTCTTGTTTCTAACTGTTCCCCGGACACAACTTCACGAAAATAGTTTTCTTCTGGAATAGGACCATCAAGGTTTCTTTCAATCCACTCTTCAAGAATCTGTTGGTGTCGTTGTAAGACTTCTTCTACGGAAAGCATCGGATCATCGGAACGAGACTTTCTGAGGTACACTAAAATTTCCTCTGGTAGGTAGTGTCTTAATTCGTTGTAATACATTTAATCATCCTTTCTTGTTTCTGGATTCCTTCAAAAGTTTTTTGAATCCATGTTTACTGAAAAGCCAGTATGGGAGGTTAATAATAAGTATTATTGTTCCTATTCCATATCCATAATCTTCTCCCTCTGTAATTGTTCCTATATAACCAACTGTCCATAATACAACAAGGCTTATAAGAACACCTATTACATTTTTGTAAATTGCAAATAACCAACCTGCAATTACGAAAACTACGGCAATAACCATCCACACTACTGTGGAATAGTTTGTAAAAGTCATGCATAATGGAGTGAGAAACAAAGCAATAAGTGCGAGGTCCGGAAGTTCTTCCTGGTTTTCCTCAAAGAAATTTTTAATGCGACGTATCATTATAATGCATTCTCCTTTCTCTTATGTATGTTCTACCCTATACTACCCTTTACTAAACTATACTTACCTGTACTGGGTATACCATTTGGCAACCAACTGGCAACCAAACGACATAAATGTTCATGAAAAATAATATTGTTTGTCGAAAAATATTATTGTTTGTAACTATAAAGAATTTTTTACTGTTGTTTGCGGTCATTTTTATGTTTTTTCCAATTTCCCCCATTGCAAACATTTGTTCGATGTGTTATATTAGAACCATCGAAATTAGCAACGTCTTAACAGTACAACCGCTTATAAGGGGGTAACTATGGGAGAAGAGTACAAACAAAAAATCCGTGAACTGCTTGAGCAGATAAATGACATAAAAATATTAAAGTACATATATTCATTGCTCAAGAAATACAGGGTAGAAGAGTAGCCACAGCGCTACTCTTTTTTTTGCGCTGAAATATCATCAATTACCTGTTCGAGAACATTCCATTGTTCATCACTCAGTCTGGATAGGGCAGAAATCAAACGGTTTTTAAAACTGCTCGATTCTTCGCTGAGAAGTTTATAGGTTAAGTTTGCAATCTCTTCTTCCTGAGTAACATCAATAAGCATTTCACCTTCCCCGGTTCTTAACCATTCTTCATTTACATTAAATTCTCTGCAAATATCTAAAATCGTTCTGTCGGAAGGATTTTTTTTCCCGGCTTCAATCTGATTTATAAAATTTCGTGACAAGTTTAGTTTTTGTGCGAACTTTTCTTGACTATAGCCGAGAGTCTTTCTAAGTAAAACAATCCTATTTTCCAATATATTCATCTCCTTTCTGAGACTATACTATCACATAAATGTTTACAAGTCAACAAAAAAGTATTGACAAGTGTTTACTTGTGTGCTATGGTATGTTTACAAGGCAACACAAAAACACACAAAGATGTGGATAAAACCACAGCACTAGCATGAACGTCACAGAAAGGAGCAAACCTTTATGAGTAAAGAAGAAACCATTATTAAAAAACTCGCTAATAGTATCGGTAATTGGAGTGATTCCCAGAAGGAATATTTGCTTGGCTATGTCGAAGGGGCAGCGCAGGCAAGTAAACCGAAGCGGAGGAAGAACAAGGAAAAGCAGTAATGCTTATACCGTGGATTAGGGGGTTTTTATTATGTCCAAAATTATTGTCACGGTAACAAGACCGGAACTTACGGCAGAGGAAAAAGCAGATCGGATGGAAGAACTAAAAAGAGCAACGGCAGATTTTATGAGGGCCGTTGAGAACGGAATGTTGTTTGATAGCAGTAAAAGGAAAGCCAAAGCGAAAGAATAATAGTGTAGGGCAGTTGATTATAAGCCCAATACAAGCGCATTCGCAGAAACCGGACGAAGCAAGACAGAAAATCGTGGAACTAATGGGAGATTTGCCACGAATCGAACTTTTTGCAAGGCAGCACGCAGAAGGTTGGGATTGTTGGGGCAATGAGTGTTAGAAAGGAGGAAAAACCATGTGGATATTAACGATTTACCAAATGAAGCAGTATAGCTCTTTTGAGTCGGAGCAGGAAGTTTCCTTTGAGTCGGAAGATGTGAACTACTTGCTTATCATGGTGTCTAAAGCAGCAGCGTCAAACATCAACGAAAAAACAAGGTATGAGATTAAAGAAGTGAATGCTACAACGGAAGGAGAAGAAGAGTAATGGAGAATATGGAAATTAAGGTTAATGAGTACCAGGTTCCGGAAGCGATTTCCTTTAACTATGAGGAAATCAAGGCAGCGTTACAGAAGAAAATGGACGAGTATGCATCTTGCGTGTATACGGACGATACCGTCAAGGAAGCAAAGGCAGACAGAGCATATTTGAACAATCTGAAAAAGACCATCAATGCAAAGCGCCTTGAGTTAGAGCGTGAGTACAACAAGCCGTTTTCGGAATTTAAGGCAAAAATCAATGAAATTATAGGCATCATTGATAAGCCTATCGAGATTATTGATTCCAGAGTAAAGGAATTTGAAGCAGAGCAGAAGGAAAAGCGCAGAGCAGAAGTTGTTGCCTACATAGCGGAAAACACAGAGAATGCAGAACTTTTTGACCTGGCATGGGATAATGCGTGGCTGAATGCTTCTACATCCATGAAGAAGGTCCGTGAAGCTATTTCTGAACTGGATGACCGGTTTACAAGAGAGTTGGCTATCCTTAGAGATATTTCGGAGTATTCCTTTGAAGCAATCGAAAAGTACAAGCAGACTTTGGACCTTACGGCAGCACTTGAGGAAACGAAGAGACTCGCAGCGCAGGCCAAGAGAAAAGCTGAGTTTGAAGCGAAGAAGGCAGAGGAAAAGGAAGAATTGCCGTTTGAACCAGAGCAACCGGTATTTATACCGCCTATAAGCGAAGGCTTCCTTCCGTTTGATGATGCACCAGTGGTTGCTAAAAATGATGAACCGGTGGCATCTGCAGAAGAAGTGAAATTACGTCTGTGGATTTCCCCAGGGGAAAAGAGCAGATTATTTAATTTGCTGCAATCAAATCACTTTGTTTTTGAGGAATTGTAGGGGGTAAGGCTATGAAGAATAAGTTAATGGAAATCCAGACGAAAATCAAGGCTCCGAAGAATCTTTACAATACCTTCGGAAAGTATCGTTACCGTAACGCAGAAAGCATTTACGAAGCGGTTAAGCCGTTTTTGGAAGAACAGAAGTGTACGCTTGTCTTGACAGATGAAATCGTAGAAATCGGTGGAAGAGTTTATGTCAAGGCTACTGCTACATTGCGTGATATTGAAACTGCGGAAGAAATTTCTATTTCCGCTTATGCAAGAGAACCAGAACAGAAAACCGGAATGGATGCTTCACAGATTACCGGCACTGCATCTTCTTACGCAAGAAAGTATGCTTTAAACGGCTTGTTCCTGCTTGATGATACAAAGGATGCTGACGATGCGGACGAGAACGGCCAGACAGAAGCGGACAAGGCAGAAGCCTTTGACAAGAAGGCAGATGAAATTGCTTGTATGAAGATTGCTCCGGTAAAGGTAGGTATTATCAAGAAAAAGTGTGCCGATGATGGCATCCCGGAAGAAAAGGTTCTGAAACTGTATAAGATTAACAGCTTCGAGGATATGTCGGAAAAGCAGTTCAAAAACGCTACCGATAACTGGAAGAAGATTAAGGAGTTGTAATTATGGAAACTACCGGTAAATTATTGTCTGCAACCAGGGACATTGTGAGTGGAAAACTGAATATTACGTTTCAGATTGATACGGCACCGGTGGATGAACTTAATTCTCTCGCTCAGTTGGAGAGTCTGGATATAAAAGCGGTGAAGCATCGGAAGAAGCGGTCACTGGACAGTAACGCTTATTTTCATGTTTTAGTTGGCAAAATTGCAGAAAAGTTGACGATTTCGAAGGCAAAAGCCAAGAATATCCTGCTTTGCAAGTATGGACAGGCCGAGTTACTGCCGGATGGTTCACCGCTGATTTATAAGACGAATGCACCGGTAGAGTACATGGAAGAATTGGAGTCGATTCATAGCATCCCGGTTAAGTATGGGGAAGAGAACGGCAAGCAGGTGGTTTTCTATAAACTGTACCGGGGCAGTCACACATACGACACGAAGGAAATGAGTTTACTGATTGATGGAACGGTGGCAGATGCAAAGGATTTAGGGATAGAGACACTGACACCGGATGAAATTAGAAGGATGGTGGCAGCATGGCAAAGCAAAGCATCTTAGTAAAGGATATGGAACATTGCCTGGTATGCGGTAGACCGGATCCAGAGGAACATCATGTTTTCTTTGGTACATCTAATCGGAAGTGGTCGGAAAAGTATAAACTGACCGTTCCGTTGTGCAATGAGCATCACAGAGGGTCAGATTTAAGTCCTCATTTTAATAGGGATTTCGATTTGAAACTGAAACAGTTTGCGCAGGAAGTATTTGAAAAGGAATACCCGGAACTTAGCTTCCGTGAGATATTCGGTAAAAATTATGTGTAAAGGAGAAAAAAGAGCATGAACAGAGTTATTTTAATGGGCCGATTGACTCGTGACCCTAACATCAGTTATTCCCAGAGTGGCGATAATATGGCAATCGCAAGATTCACTCTTGCAGTAGACCGAAGAGGAAAACGGCAGGACGGAGCAGATCAGCAGACAGCAGATTTTATCGGATGCGTTTGTTTCGGCCGACAGGCAGAATTTTCAGAAAAGTATCTGCGCCAGGGAACGAAGGTTGTTGTAACCGGTAGAATCCAGACCGGAAGCTACACAGACCGTAACGGCCAGAAGGTTTACACCACAGATGTTGTTCTGGATGATATTGAATTTGCAGAGAGCAAGAATGCACAGGGTGGTGGCGACAGCAGCTATTCCTATTCTGCACCAAGTAGACCGGCTCCAAGTGCAGCAGGTGATGGATTTATGAATATTCCAGACGGAATAGACGAAGAATTACCATTCAATTAAATGAGTATTGCCACCCTTCGCTACCGTAGTTTTGGCGAACAGTGATAGCAAAAGGTGGCAATGTTCATACACAGTGGAAAGTGTATACCAAATATATATAGTTTCTTTTGGTTTATGTCAAGGGGGTATTAGAGTGATAAAACCTACAAGTGATTTAGTTCATGAAATATTAAAAGCGGAACCGGAGTGTCGGAACAGCGACAATATCCTTTACCTTAGAATATTACAGATCATTGGCAAGCAGCACGGTGTTGATGTTAATGCAATGTCAGTGCCGGAGTTATTTCGGAATATGAAAAACTATGCCTTCCCTGCCTTTGAAACAGTTCGCAGAACACGGCAGAAGGTCCAGGAGTGTAACCCGGAGTTGAGAGCAACAGATACCGTGGAAGCATACAGAACCATGCTTGAGGAAGAGTACAAGGATTATGCCAGAAGGCATGTTGTATAGAAGGAGCAGTAATGAAGCAGATATTTAACAACCTAAGAGCAATATTGGCAAGGCATAAAGAAAGCCTGCCGGTTGTCACTTTGGCAGAAATGCTTGCAGAGATTGACGAAGCCGAAGCCAAGAGGGAAGCGGATTGTTGCGTGTGGAAGCGTGTATGGGATTCTGAAATGATACTAATGCAACATAAAGCAGGAAGTTATGCGATGCATGACTCAAATTTAAAAAACTATCCATATTGTCAAGTGTGCGGAAAGAAAATAAAGGTGGTGGAGTGATGTTTGATTTCAAAAGTCCAATAACACAGATTGTTGGTGAAATGCAGATGGAATTTGAAAACCATGTGCTGAAAGCGGTTCAGAATGTTGGAATCCATGTCAACAGAGAGGAACTTGTCAAGGCTTTAGCTTATGACAGAGGGCAGTATGAAAAGGGATATGCAGACGGTTTGAAGGCCGATAAGTGGATTCCTTGTAGTGAGAGATTGCCAGAAGAACACGAAAGCATTTTTGCAAAGTATAAAGGTACTAGAAAATGGGATGAAGATGGAATGTTTGAAAAGATTTCCAGTGAAGTGTATGCCACCGTGGAAAATATGAAAACTGGGGAATCAACAACAACTCATGCACATACAACGGATGGAAAATGGTCTTGTGATTTGCTGAGATGGAGTGATACATACCGCATTATCGCATGGCAACCACTTCCTGCACCATATCAGAAGGGAGAGTAAAGCATGAGCAGATTGACAGAATGGCAGAACGGAGAATTGCTTGTAAAAGAGGAAGAACGGCTTCTGAATGCAAATGAAATAATTACTAAGGATGAAATGTATAAAATAATGCGACATTTAGCGGAGAAACTTGCCGACTACGAGGACAAGCAGGAACAAGGGTTGCTGATTGAATTGCCTTGCAAGGTGGGAGATACAGTATATTTGATAAATCATTTTATGGTGGAAAGCAGAAAGAAGCCTATAAAATGCACCGTGAACGAATTTTTGATAGAAGGTTCTGGGCACTGTCATGCCGTACTGGATGGAACAGAAGCATTTTATGCAATGAAAAGATTTCGTGCGGTAAAGCTCGAAGAATTTGGAAAAACATTATTCCTCACACTTTCTGAAGCAGAAGAAGCACTGGCAAAGATGGGAGGTAAGTGATGGCAGAATTTGAATCATGTGATAAGTGCAAGTATGACAGAAAAAGTGAGTATGATTATCCGTGTAATACCTGCAAGCATGGTGTGAATATTGATGATTTCTTTACACCAAAGACCAACGCAGACCTCATCCGTGCAATGAGTGATGAAGAACTGGCAAACGAAAACATTTACTTCGTATCAGAATGTGCATTAAAAGAAGGATTTCATTACACTGGACTTGACGGAGGATATTACAAAACTGCAAAAGAAGCTGTGGAAGCAAATATGAATTGGCTGAAATCAGAAGTAAAGGAGTGATTCTGCGTGGCAGATCAGAAGAGAATATTCGGCAGAGAGTGCATAAGCTGCACCCGGTTCTTTGAATGCAACGGCAAGGCCCACAAGGATCAGTTATGCGTGATATACGAGGAAAGGAAGGATGAAGATGGCAGAACGAAGAATGTTCACCAAGAAAGTAACGGATGATGATAATTTCATTGAATTATCATCATCGGCGCAGGCGTTGTATCTTCACTTATCAATGAGTGCCGACGACGACGGTTTTTGTAATAAGGTATCAACATCCATGTTTAAAGCACACGCAAGCGTGCAGGATTTGCAAGCACTTTTAGAAAAGCGGTATATATATCAGTTCGAAAATGGAGTTATTGTGATTAAGCATTGGAGAATGGCGAACGCATTGCGCAAGGACAGATACACACCTACGGCCTTTAAGGAAGAACTGGCACGTTTAGATATTAAAGAAAATGGTTCCTATACCTGGTTGCCAAGTGGTTGCCAAGTGGTTGCCAAACGGTTGCCACAGGATAGTATAGGTAAGGATAGGGTAGAAGAGGAAAGTGTAGAAGAGGATAGCATAGAGGTAGTTAAGCGCATTGTCGATTATCTGAACATGGTATGTGGTACTAATTACAAATACCAGACAGCTAATACCAAGAAGCATATCCGGGCAAGAATGAGTGAAGGATTTGCCTACGAGGATTTCCAGAAGGTAATTGATAAAAAGGCAGCAGAATGGACCGGAACGACTATGGAAAAGTTTTTACGGCCAGATACTCTTTTTGGTAGCAAGTTCGAAAGCTATCTCAATCAGAATATTGTTAATGACAAGCAGGGCAGCAGCAAGTCCGGTGGCATTGATTGGGATAAAGTGTAGGGGGGTGCAACATGACACGAGACGAAACGAAGAGAATAATTCAGATCATGTGTGCTACATATCCCAACTATCATCCGGCAGACTTGAGCAGCACGGTTGATGCGTGGCATTTGATGTTGGAAGAGTATTCGTACAAAGAAATTGCAGTTGCATTGAAAGCATATATCACATCAGATACAAGTGGCTTTGCTCCATCTGTGGGGCAGGTTATCGGAAAGCTGAAACTGATTACAGCACCGGAGCAGTTAAATGAAATGCAGGCATGGGCCATGGTAAGCAAGGCAATCCGCAACGGAACCTACGGAGCAGAAGAAGAGTTTGAGAAGCTGCCGGAAGTGGTACAGAAAGCGGTGGGTACGCCGGCGAACCTGCGACAGTGGGCGCAGACAGATGCAGATAGCATCGAAAAGGTAATTCAATCGAACTTCCTGCGGACCTACAGAAACGTGTTGAAGCGTGAGGACGAGATAAAGTGGCTGCCGAATTGTATTGCACTGCAAACACATGACAGAAAGTTATTAGGAGGAAGTTAATATGGCCTACAGACCAAAGGCTTGCAAGATATGCGGTAAAAAGTTTGTTCCTACATCCAGGAACAATACAATATGTCCGAATCTGGATTGTAAGGCGTTAGGCTGCAAGATAGCGCATGAGAAGTACAGAAAAAATCAAAAGGTACGTGAAAAAAAGAAAGCTTTAGCAAAAAGCAGAAAGCCGGACACCCTGGCAGAAGCCGATGCGAAAGCAAGAGAAGAAGGTTTAAGCTATGGGCAGCGTGAGTTGAGAATCTGGATGGAGCAGCAGAGAATGGAAAGGAGAAGATGATTATGGAGATTAGAAGAGGGGACATATTTTTTGTGAAGCAGAATGGGTGGACACCAGTGGGAGAAAATAGCGATACAAGACCTGCATTGGTGGTAAGTAATGATAAAGCAAACGCTGTTGCGCCCATTGTAAGTGTGGTATGGCTTACAACACAGCCGAAGAAACCATTGCCTACACACTGCAAGGTAATTGCCAGGGAAGAAAGTACAGCATTGTGTGAGAACATAAACACTATCAACAAAGAAAGACTGTTGGAATATGTCAAAACTGCCACTGACAGAGAAATGGAAGATGTAGATGCTTGTTTGAGAGTAGCGTTGTGCTTATCAGAATATGTAGCGCAGGAGCCGGAGGAAGAAGCAGAGTGGGAAGAGGTAGTTTCACCGGTAGATGTGCTTGAGGAAATACTGGAATCCTGCAACGAGATATATCTGACTGAGACAAACGATGATGTGGCAGAGGGTATTGATTGTGCAGCAAGGATAATCCGTGGAAAGCTTCGCAGGGAACTTACAAGGGGGTGACGTTTATGGCAACTGATTATGGAAGCGTAGATGCAAAATGCCCTTTCTACATGACGGAAGATGATAGAAAAATTAAGTGCGAGGGGTTAGAGAAGGGCTGCAATACTGTGTTAGAATTTAAAGGCAAGAAATTCAAGCAGGACGTGAAACAGCGGTATTGCGAGGGAGATTATGAGAAATGCAAGTTATACCAAACACTTGACAAGAAGTACAAATAAGTATAATGCGAAGAAAACTGTAATAGATGGCATAGAGTTCGATTCGAAAAAGGAAGCCCGGAGATATGCGGTGCTGAAAGCACGTGAGGAAGCCGGGGAGATATCCGGACTGAAACGGCAGGTGGAATTTATTCTGATACCGGAACAGAGGGAACCGGACACTGTAGGCAGTCGTGGTGGCATACACAAAGGGAAACTGCTTGAGAAAAAGGTGTCTTATATTGCAGACTTCGTATACAGCGAAAATGGAAACCTGGTTGTAGAGGATGCAAAGGGAATGCGCCTGCCGGATTATGTGATAAAGCGCAAATTGCTTCTCTACATCCATGGTATACAGATAAGAGAGGTTTGACAAATGGAATTGATGGTAGATTTATTTTTGGATAATGGAGCAAAGAAACCTACAAAGGCTCACAGCACAGATGCCGGGTTTGATTTATATACTCCATATGCATTTACAGTAAAGGCAGGCGGTTCCGCTGCAGTACTTACCGGAACACACATGATTATTCCTAAAGGATGGTGTGGTCTGTTGGTTTCTAAAAGTGGACTAAACACAAAGAACGATATACAGACAACCGGATTAGTGGATGCCGAGTATACCGGAGAAATTGTTGTTAAGGTACAGAATCATGGAAACGAAGATTACCACTTTAACAAGGGGGACAAGGTATCGCAGATTGTTCTGCTGCCAGTGCCGGATGTAGTAACACTTAACATGGTTGATGATTTACCAAACACTGAACGAGGATCGAATGGCTTCGGCAGTTCCGGTAAATAGAATATTCGCTAACGTGGCAGAGTTGGTAAATGCACCGGTGTTGAATACCGGCGGTCAGAAATGGCTTGTGGGTTCAAATCCTACCGTTAGCGTGT